CGACCGAGGTGAAGAGATCGGACCTGAAAATCATTGCGGCGCTGAACCAGGATCCGATCCGCGAGATCGCCTGCGGCCATCTTAGACAGGACATCTATTACCGTCTGAGCATTATGTCCATCTTAATCCCCCCTCTGCGGGAACGTAAGGAGGACATCCAATCTTTTGTAGAGACCTTTATTAAGCGGCACAACAAAACCTTTCAGAAGCAGATCCGCTACGTCTCCCACGAGTTGATCCAGCGCCTTCAGGCCTATGACTGGCCGGGGAATGTCCGGGAACTGGAGCATATCATCGTATATGGCATGAGCGTGGTTTCCGGCCAGGCGGACACCCTGACCTTTGCAGATGTGGAAAAGAAGTTTACCCAGCTGTCCAAGACCTTTTCCTCTACGGAGAAGATCCTCTCCATGCCCCTCAATCAGGCGGTGGATGGATATGAGAGGGACCTGATCCACCGGGCGCTCTTTCAAAGCAAGGGAAATGTATCTGAGGCGGCTAAGGTGCTGTGCATCCCGCGGCAGACGCTTCAGCGCAAAATTAAGCAGCACGGGCTGGATCCGGCAACATTTCAGGGGTAGGCCGGCGGTCCGGAGAAGAAGGCGCCGTAAAAGGGAACATGGTGTGACAGATAGAAAAATTCAAACCGACAAAGAAAAGCTGCTGATAACCGATAAGATTTCGATTATCAGCAGCTTTTGTGGAAAAATCTGCAGTTTAGCTTATCATGCTGTGATTCCGGAAGTCATGCCCTTGTGGGGGATCTGAACAGTTGATATCAATAATATTGCGGCTTTGACATTGGATATTTACAGGTCGGGGAACAGATTGTCCAGAAGAGCGGTGCAGAACATTTCCTCCCACTTGTACATTCCAGAATATTCACCGGCATTTTGAGCATCTTCGGAGCCCTGTCCGGTCATCGCGTAGTAGATTGCAGTCCCGGTTTCACGGTCCAGGAAGAAACCGGCCAGCAGGCCATACGCCTCGCCGAAATGCCCGGACAGAGAGATCTTGCGGTCCTTCAGGAGGCAGTCGCCGCCTTCAAATTCGCCGGACATCTCTTGAATACCAAAGCCATAGCGGCACATCAGACCACCATAAGTATTGCCGTTGCTCTGGTCAGGCAAAGCGCAGAAAGTTGGAGTGAACATGGCGTCTACAGATTCCTTAGATATGATTTGTGTTCCGTTGACTTTTCCATTATTAAGGAACATCTCGATCAGTACCTTCATTTCGTTGGGACTGATGCGCAGACCGCCCTGAGGACTGAAGAGACAGCCGTTGGTGCCGATTACATAGTCATCCAGCGGTTCCAGCGTAATGGCGGACTGAAGATCCGGATTGGTGATCAGTACCTTGTTCGGGTCCTGAGGGACACCGCGGTAGTCGTCAATTTGAGCGATATAGGGGCCGTCTTCATCCCAAACGCCGTCCGTCTGCTTCTGATACAGCGTGGCAACATTCTGGATCTCATCGGCATCAAAATCACCGGGATTGTAGCTGGCCTTCAATCCCATGGGCTCCAGCACATTTTCCCGCATATAAATGTCGAAGCGCTGGCCAGTGATCCGCTCGATGATTGTACCAACCAGACCGTAATTCAGATTGCAGTAGTGGAACCAGTTTCCGGGGCTTCTGTCCACACCGTCAGTGGAGTTTTCAAAATGTTCTCCATCCATCCAATATTTCCCTTCTGGGGTGAAAAATTCCTTGACGGAATACTCAGGCGCAATGGAATATACACTGCCGTCCTGAATCGAGGAGGTGTGCGAGAGGAGCATCCGGGTGGTAATGGCCTTGTCTGGGTAGTTAGGATTGCGGAGGGTAAATCCCAGATAGTCGCTGACATCACGATCCAGATCCAGCTTTCCCTGTTCCACCAGCCTCATGGCGCCAACGGCGGCAAAGGTCTTAGAGATAGAAGCGGTGCGGTAGCGGCTGTCCAACTCCAGGGGAAGGTTGTTTGCCGGATCGGCTGCATCGATATAGCGGTCTCCGCCGGTACGCTGATAGATCAGTTCCCCGTCCCGATAGGCCATGACAGCATAGCCGGAAACTCCGGGAGAATCCATAATGGCGTTGAGATCTTTTGCGGCGGGATCTTCCGCTACCTTGGAGAGGTTGCTGAGGGCCCGGTCAAGCTCGGAAGCGGTGATGGCCTGGTCCCGATCGATCCCATCCAGAACACCGTTGGCAGTGGCCCAGGAGATGGCGTCATCCGCCCATTTGGGGGTACCGGCTTCGATCGGGGCGCGCTTGGTGAGCGCCAGATTATGCTCTTTTGCATATTCGTACAGCACAGTGGCCAACTGATCGCGGGTGATGGCCTGATCCGGCGCCATAGTATGGCTGCCATAGCCCACCATATAGCCTTCGGAGCTGATCCAGTGGAGTGCGTCATCCGCTTCGGTGAGATCGGAGTACGGCTGTGTCTGTGAGACAGAGGGGCGGTTTGCCAGAGCATACAGAGCATCCGCAAGGTCCCGCCGGGTGGCAGTCTCCTCAGCGGCGGCAGCGGGGCACAGCAGGGGGAGAATCAGAGCGGTGGATAGCAGCAGTGGCAGCAGTCTTTTTTTCATAGCAGTCTCTCCTTCTGATCGTTTTGATATTGACCTGGTGCGGGCGCGTAGGGAGGGCACAGGCCGGAAAAATGGGAAGACCGGCCTGCTTGGTGCGGATCCATCCGGAACGCTGCCGGATCGGAGATAAAAAAACCAGCAAAACAGGAAGTGTGCCCGGCACACCCTGGTTTGCTGGATTTTATCTGCGGCGATGGAGCGGAAAGCTACATCAAGCAGCGAAAGCAGCGATGGATTTGTAGCTTCTATTATATGAAAATGCACAAAAAAGTCAAGATTAAAATGAAAAATATGTGAAAATAAAAGAACAGATGGAAATACTCATTGGAGCCCGCCGGGCCGCATCGGCTCCCACCGCACCCCCACGGTGAAACTCCCGTCCTCCAGTTCGGCAAAGGCGGCGTGTCCCATCCGCTGGGCCAGGGCCTTGACGATGGCCAGACCCAGGCCCGTGTTCTGGCCGGTGCGCATCTGGTCCGCGGTATAGAAGCGCTCAAAGACCCGGGACAGGTCCTCAGGGGACAGGTCCGGGGCGTCGTTGGAGAAGGCGGTGACCAGCTGCCCTGCGTCGGCGTACAGCCGGATAGTCAGGGCGGCGCGGCCGTGCTTTAGGGCATTGCCGATGAGGTTGGTGAGGATGCGGGTGACCGCTCCGGGATCGGCCAGCACAGGGGGCAGGTGTTCATCCAGCTCCACCGTGACCTGGAAGCCGGCCCGCTCAAAGTCCTCGTAGAAGCCGGCCAGGAGGGGCTCCAGCGCCCGGCGCAGATCCACTGGCTGGAGGTCGAGGGGATACTCGCCTCCCTCGATGCGGGAGAGGTCATAGAAGGCGGTGATCAGGTCCTGGAGCACCCGGGCCCGGTCGGACACGATCTCCAGGTAGTGCCGCCGCTGCTGAGAGGTGAGCCGCTCGGATTCCAGAAGCTGGAGATAGCCCAGAATGGAGGTGAGGGGGGTGCGCAGGTCATGGGAGACGTTGGCGATCTGCCGGCGGAGGCTCTCCTCCTGCTCCCGCAGTGCCCGGGTCTCCTGCTCCCGGTCCTCCAGCAGGCCGTTGATCTGGGCCAGCAGCTCCTCCACCGGGCGGTCCGGGGAGGCCAGGCGGAGGCGCTTGCCGGGCTGGGTGCGGGCCTCCCGAAGCTCCCGGGCCGCCCGGTCCAGGGCGGACCCGCGGCGGGACCAGAGAAGCAGGCCCAGGGCCAGAGAGGAGAGCAGCAACAGGATCGTCATAGTCAGGACCTCCTGAGAAAATAGGCGTTACCGCAGTTCTCTGCGGTCCAGAACGGCCAGGGCCAGCAGGGTGGTGACCGCCAGCCAGCCCAGCCCCACCAGCCAGCAAGGGAGCGGTGCGGGCGGGAAGGAGACGAACAGGGTGGGGTCCAGGGAGATCCCCAGCTCCGGGGACGGGCCCGCTGCCAGGAGCAGGCTTCCGTTCCAGAAGGGGGCCATGGGGTGGGTCACATAGAGGAAGCGGAAGAGGGGGGAGAGGCCGGGGCCGGCGGCATAGGCGGCGGCGCAGAACGGGTAGCCCACAAAATAGTAGAGAAGCACCAGGACCACGGAGACTGCGTCTGACCGGGTGACAAACCGGCAGCAGAGGAACAGTCCGGCAGAGGCCATCCACAGGGGGAGGGCGGTCAGCGTAAGGGTGAGGTACTGCGCCAGGGCGGGGAGGAGGCCGGGGCCGGGCAGGAAGAACAGGGTGAGCAGGACGGCCCACAGGGACAGAAGGGCCACCAGGCCCACGCCCAGCAGGCAGGCCGTGGCCAGGCGGGAGAGATAGATCTGCCAGCGGGGGATGCCGAACACAGCCTCATGCTTCAGGATATCCAGCTTGTTGACGCCGGAGCTGGCGGCGGCAGCGCACCAGACGGCAAAAAACATCCCGCTGACGGACAGGGTGCTGATGGACTGAAGGAGGGTGGCCGCGCTGCCAACCTGGGGAGGCAGAGCGCAGGAGACTGTCAACAGAGATACGCCAAGCAGGAGGATCAGCGCCATCCCCAGAACGGAGTGGGGTCGGCGGCGCAGGCGGTAGAACTCCGCGCGGATGAGATTGCCCATGGGTCAGACCTCCTTTACGGGAGTTCCCGGCGGGAGAAGCAGAACAGGCCCAGCGCGGTGGCGGCTGCGGTCCATCCCAGCCCCACCAGCCAGCACCGGCCTATCAGGGCCCAGTCCAAAATCTGGACGTTCAGGAGCAGGTCAAGCTGGTAGCTCAGGGTGAGGTGGTGGAGCAGCTGAAAGAACGGGCTGATGTGCTTTCCCAGGGTATCCAGCAGCGGAGGCAGGGCGAGGACCAGAGCGACATAGCAGATGGCGGCCATGTTGGCGCTGGCGATGAGGAAATAGATGGCCATGACCAGGGACAGGCCGCCGGCCCAGATGGGGAGGGCGGCCAGGGACAGATAGCCCAGCAGAAGGAAGCCGCCGCCGGAGGTGAGGCCGGAGGGATCCCGGTCCAGCCCCAGCAGGAGCAGGGCGGACAGGGTGTAGACGGCCACCAGAACCGCGTACAGCAGGAGCATGACCAGAAACACGGCGGCCCAGCGGGACAGGTAGATCCTGGCCCGGGGAATGCCGAAGGAGACCTCATTTTTCAGGGTGTGGTGCTTGTACTGCTCGGAAAAGACCAGGTCGCCGCCGATCGCCACCAGCCAGAGGCCCATGACCATGCCCAGGGGGGACAGGCTCAGGGCGAAGGGCAGGCCGATGGGGGTGATCCCCGGCGACTGGGTCTTGATGAGGTACAGGCAGTACACGGCCCCCACAGTGAGCAGGGTGCAGGTCAAAAACAGGATGGGGAAATAGGGGCGGCGGACCGCCTTGTACCACTCCGCCCGGATGGAACGCAGCATCAGACTCCCTCCTTTCCGGCGGAATGGCCGTCGATGAGGGAGAGGAAGTAGTCCTCCAGGTTGCTGTCCTTCTGCTGGGCGGAGATCAGCCCCACACCCTGTTCCATCAGGACCCGGTTGACCGTCTGGGGCTGGTCCAGAAAGGCGTACAGCCGCAGGCGCTCCTGGGGCAGGACCTCAAAATCCCGGGTGCCCAGCTGCTCCTCCAGGACTTGGGCGGCCCGGGCGGCGTCGTCTACCCTCAGTTCCAGACAGTCACGGCACCGCTCCCTCAGATCGGCGGCGGAGATGGTCTCCAGCATCCGGCCCCGGTCGATGAAGGCGTAGTGGGTGGCCAGGGCAGACAGCTCCGATAGGATGTGGCTGGAGATCAGGATGGTGGTCTGCCGCTCTCGGTTCAGCCGGAGCAGCAGCTCCCGGAACTCCACGATGCCCTCCGGGTCCAGGCCGTTGATGGGCTCGTCCAGCAGGAGGAACTCCGGCTGGTTCATCAGGGCGAGGGCCAGCCCAAGCCGCTGCTTCATGCCCAGGGAGAAGGTCTTGAATTTTTTCTTCCCGGCCCCGGTGAGGCGGACCAGCTCCAGCGCCTCGTCCACGCAGCTCCGGCCGGGGATGCCCCGCTGGATGCGGTAGTACTCCAGATTCTGTTCGGCGGTGAGATAGGGGTAGAAGGCGGGGGTCTCCACCATGACGCCGGTGCGGCTCCGCGCCCGGTCCAGGGCGGAGGGGGAGGAGGCGCCGAAGAGGGCCAGCTCTCCGGAGGTGGGCCGGGACTGGCCGGAGATCAGCCGGATCAGGGTGGTCTTGCCCGCGCCGTTCCGGCCCACCAGGCCGAGGATCTGCCCCTTTTCCACCGACAGGCTGGCCCGGTCCAGGGCCAGGGTCCGGCCATACCGGCGGGTCAGCTCCCGGGTCCGCAGGATCAGTTCAGACATAGTGTTCACCTTGTATTATAGAGTAGTAGTTATTAGAGCCCCTCTCCAAGGGCTGTGCTACACTATAAGGGATGCTGTGGATTGGTTGCGTTCTCCTACCGCATGACGGTTCACGAAAGGCTCCAACCACAGCCCTTTACCAGTTTGTTAATCAGTTAGATACCGCCAGACGGTTTATGTGAAACAAGGTTACAAGCGTAAAGAGCCCTGTGGAACCAGCATCAAGTAAACATACTGGGGGTATTTTCATGATTTGTGTGGGTATTGACGTTGCTAAGGACAAGCACGACTGCTTCATCCTCAGCTCGGAAGGCGAAGTCCTGGCAGATGTATTCACCATTTCAAACAATGCAGAGGGATTTGACACCCTTCTGCAGACCATTCATCGCTGTGCCCGTCCGGAAGATAAAATAAAAGTAGGACTTGAGGCAACTGGACATTACAGCTACAACATTCTCGGATTTCTGCTTGACAAAGGTCTGCACACCTTTGTTATCAATCCTCTGCACACCAACCTTTACCGAAAGAGCCTCAGCCTCCGCAAAACGAAGACAGACCGTGTCGATGCGCGAACCATTGCAGCTATGCTCATGTCTGATGTGGACCTCAAGTCCTACACAGACACAGCATACCACAACGAAGAACTAAAATCACTCACAAGATACAGGTTCGACAAAGTAAAGGAGCGAGCAAAGCTGAAGCAGTCAGTTTCCCGATTGGTCACCATTCTGTTTCCTGAGTTGGAAAAGCTGGTTCCAACACTTCATATGGCTTCCGTGTATGCCCTTCTCAGCGAGTTTCCTGGGGCCAAACAGATTGCCAGAGCTCATCTAACTCACCTAAAGGCACTCTTAAACGATGCATCCAAAGGCCGCTACGGACGAGATATGGCCACGGAACTTCGGGATGCCGCCAGATGTTCTGTTGGCTCTGTTATGCCTGCCAAGTCTCTTGAATTGCAGCATACGATCCGCCTGATCCGGGAACTGAATACCGAGATCGAGGACATTGAATCCGCCATCCAGACCATAATGGAAGAAATGCAGTCTCCCATTACAACTATCCCCGGAATTGGTTTCCGCATGGGCGCTATGATCCTGGCTGAGATTGGCGATTTCTCGCGTTTCGATTCACCGGATAAGATTCTTGCTTATGCCGGCATGTCGCCGTCTACTTATCAATCTGGGCAGCTTTCGCTGTCTGGCACGTACTCACACATGGAGAAGCGAGGCTCCAAATACTTGCGCTACGCTCTTTACAACGCAACTAAATATGTCTGCCTTTGGGATTCAACCTTCGAGGCCTACCTGGCTAAAAAACGGGCAGAAGGCAAGCATTACAACGTCGCACTTTCCCACGCCGCCAAAAAGTTGGTTCGGTTGATCTATGCCATGGAGAAATCCCGGCAACCGTACAACAGCGTCGCTTAATCTTTTCTCTTGCATAAGTTTAAGCAGGCGTCCAAACGGACGTCAGCTTTGCTATACTCTTTTTGAACCGTCTAAAATTTTTTGCTAATCCATTCATTTCAGGCTTGACTTTTAATAGTTAGTCTTTCAGTGGCAAGCCTGAACTGATCGTAGCGATAGGCAGGTCGTTGCATTTGGTCAGTTTTCTCCGTAATGAGCTGTTTCCGGTGAAGACCTTTACCTCAATGTGGTCGTCATAGACCCGGCTCAGTCTGGCCGGATCACCGGAATAAATATAATGCAGGTGAATGCCGCAGCCGCTTTTGCTCACCTCCGCATAGGTCGCGGGCCACTTGGCCGCCTCGGCCAGATTCCGTTCAAAGGACTTTCCGCCCTTCTCATCCGGAATATCAAAGTCGATGACGATGTGGTTCTCCGGCACCTTGACGTAATGGAGCTTTGCGGTGTCCAGCGCGGACAGTTTTGTCCTGACGCTCCCCCACTTTCTCCGCGGAGTCCCCTCCTCGTTGGCATACTGGGCGGGGCAGCCGGCGCAATCCCGGTCAAAGGCGGACGGGATGCCCTCCTGGAACCGAATAGCCGGCAGCGCGGAAGGAGGAGGCAGAGGCGCGTCCTTTTCCTCCGGCGCCTGGTCCTCGAACTTCTCTGTCCGAAACCCGCTGTAATAGTTCCGTACCCGGGAGCCGTCGCCCATGCTGAACCGCTCCTCGTAGGTCCGGAAGTAGTTCTTCAGCTCTTCCTTAAATATCATGCGGGAAACAGGATATGGGACCTTGGCCTCCTCCGTGTAGGTCTTATACATCTCCCAGGCCGCTTTCAGCGATACGCCGTCCTCCCGCTTGAACACATGATAGGAGTCCACAACGAAGTTGTAAAAGTCGTTGGAGGCCCCCATCATGGAGATGGGAATATAATCGTCGTAGTAGTCCGGATTTTCCAGATATACCTCCTTACAGTGCCAGGCGATGCCCCCCAGCTCAAAGGGGATCTGCCTGGTCAGCGTCCGGTACTCTGCCGGGGGCACCTTGTCTCCGGTAGGCGTCACATCGATCAACCGCCGGATAATACCCGACTTCGCGTCCGTAATCTTCACCGGCTTGTTGGTACCCATGATCAGAAAGGTCTTGAACCGGTTGGAATAGGCCGACCGGAACTTCTCATTGACTGTCATCATCTCGTGAGAGACCAGGCTGTTGATCCGGGTGTTGTCCTCAATGCGGGAGAGGTCGCCGTCATGCTGGATGGCCACCAGAGGGTTGGACCGGAATGCCTCCAGAGCGAAGGCGTTGCTGGAGGAGCCCAGGTCTTTCGCCATAAAGCTGGTGTGATAGCCTTCAAAGAGCTGCTGGATCACGTTGATGATGGTGCTCTTTCCCGTGCCAACCGCTCCATAGAAGACCAGAAACTTTTGCAGCTTTTTGGAATCCCCGGTGACAATGGCCCCGATGCACCACTCGATCTTGTGCCGTTCTGTGGGAGAATATAATGTGGAGATCAGCTTGTCCCAGGCCGGCGTCTCTCCGGGCTCCAGCGGATAGGGGAGGGATTTGCTGGCGTAATCCCGTTTTCCTGTTTTTGTGTTGGAGAAGACCAGCTTTTCATCCAGCATGTGGAACTGGTCTTTCATCTGTTTTTGGCAGTATCGATGCCAGCTATCGATCATGCCTGTCTCCGCGTCCCACATGTGCAGAACGCGAAGGTTACCGTCAAAACGCTTGCGGTTTTCCTCCGCATATTGATCCAGCTCACGGTCGATCAAGTCGACCGCGTCCTGCTCATCAGTCGACCATATCCCCCGTTCCTCAATCCAAATCGCATAGAAGTCGCCGCCTCTGATCATGAGGTCGTTGCTCTTCTTGATGATAAACTTGGGATATATCTCGATGATGCCTCGTTTCCCGCTTCGCGTCGCGATCATCAAGAAGTCCAGCATCGGGTCGTCTACTCTCCTTTACCATACTCCAGCTTTTTTACCCTGACGGAAAGCTGATAGAGTTGCTCTTCCTGTTTGCGGCGCTCCAGCTCGGACCAGACGGCCAAACCGGCCGCCGCCAAAGCCAAAACCGTGGTCTTTCTGTTCTTCCGGAGCAGCTTTCCGATCCGCTTTTCCAGAAATCTGAAATTGTGGTTCACCGCACCGAAGAGCTCCTCCACCGTGCCGACGACCATGATCGCGTCTTTCCCTTGCATCTCAAACGCCTCCTTCCCGGATGATTTCGCCCAAGTGATACTGCATCTGATACCAGATCTCCGCCCGTCTCATGTCCTGTCCGTTGTTCACGGTGAAGAGGCCGCCCTCTCCATTGCGTTCGTATCGGCGGTCCAGAAACCGCTCCAGCGTCCGGTCCACGAAATACCGGTCAAATTTCCGGTCATCCATGGCCCCGATGCCGAGGCTCACCAGCATCCCCCAGAACCACTGCCCGGTGCGGTTCCCCGCGTCCGGATCGTCCATGATATGCTCCTCGCAGCGGATCGAGAGGGCGATCATCATCTCCAGGACGCTGCACGGACGGTCGTCCAGAAGGGACGCGACCATGGCGTCAGAATATAATTGCTCGCGGCCGAACCGATACCTAAGCTCGATGCCGTCCTCGGCCCGGTTGCCGTCCATCGGAATCGTATAGGTGAACGCCGTATCGTACAGCCGCGCGAACAGCTTGCGATAGGACTTGTTGGAATATCGGCCATCGACCACGAGCTGATACATCCAGTCAAAATACTGGTCAATCAGTTCGTCTTGCGTCAAAGCTCAGAACCTCCTTCTCAAATCTTAGGAGGAAGTGTTCCCCGGAACTCCGCGTAGCTGCGAAGGTCCTTGAGAATCTCATAGTCGCACCGCTTGGGGTCGCTCCGGACGAACACCGAGTCCTCCTCGTACTCCCCGAAATGGTTCAGAGCGTCGCCCACCATCTCCTCCGGGTCGTCGACGACAACGCCGTTCTCATCGGAGAGGATGTCGTCCTCCTCGAAGTAGGTCAGGCTGACCGTCGTGTAGCCGTCCATCTCGCCGAACTCCTCTGGGGAGATCACATAAGGAGCCTCCACGGGATGATCCTCCCGGCGCGGCGCGGGCGGCTGGGCGTATTTGATGCGATTGACCATCCGGGCGTAGTCGTTGATGTCGCCCTTGTCCTGGTTCCGCCCGGCGGCCAGAACTGTGGAGGGCTCGTCTTCCTTTTCCGTGTCCTCCCCAGCATCATCCAGCTCGCTCCTGAGCGCCTCCAGCTCCTCCTTCAGCTTTTCCTCCCGGGCCCGGAACGCCTGCTTGGCGGAGAGGATATCCTCCTCAGACATCCGCACGTACCGTTCTCCGGCGATGCGCCACGCGGCCGCTCCGCCGATCGCAGCGCCTGCAAGGAACGCGATGACCGTTCCAAGTTTACTCATTGTCGTATTCCTCCTCATCTCTCACGCTCATCACCGTAATGGCAAGGCCCCCGAACAGCAGCGCGGCGCTGATTAGGAGCCCTCCGGTGATGTGCCGTTTTCTTCTGGTATTGACCGCGTAGTCCAGCATGGACACAAGATTAGCAAATCCCTCCATACCCATCACCTCTTGGAAAGGATGGTGACGCCGCTCACCAGACAGAGGCCGGAAACGGTGGCCAGGGCGTAGGACAGCAATGCTCTCAGACAGTTTTTCATGGTGCGCGCCTCCTTTAATCATAACTGGAAAAATAATGCGCCCCCACCTGGAACATGGGGACGCCGTAGGAATGGTAATGACCGGTCCGGAAGAACACCACTTCATGGTCGGTGCGGCTCATCAGCTCCTCCCGAACCAGCTGTACCAGCTCGTCCTTCACATAGCAGCGCTTGACACGCTCCCCGTACATGCCGGAGAACTGGTTCTTCTGATAGATCACATCATAGACCGTATCGGGAAAATGGGGGTCGTCCACCCGGTTCAAAATCACGTCGATGACCAGCCGCTGTCCATGTTCGCACTCCCCCTCGGCCTCGGTCATGGCGCAGAGGGCAATCAGCGCGATTTCATCCTCCGTCAGCGTTGCCTCCGGCTCTGGAGACGGGAGGGGGGTCTCCTGCACAGGAGCCGTTTCCGCAGGCTCCGGCGTCGGAATATCCATGGAAATATCCATCGGCTCGGCAGCAGCGGCGCTCGCCGGTTCATAGGCGGATACCATCTCCGCGTCGCCGGAAACGGAGATGCCGGTCAGGACGATCCCCGCGATCAGCAGGGAAAACAGAAGTTTTTTCATGGCTCAGGTCCCTCACAGGGTCTGGTGCGTGGCCAGAGCATCGGTGATATCGCCCACCACGTTGAAGTCCAGAATGAAGGACCGCTCATATCCATTCACAAAGTCCACGGCCTTCTCGCGGCACACCTCGAACATTCCGAAGTCAACGAAGTTGTCGCCCATGGGCTCCTTGGGGTCGTAGATCCAGCCCACCACGGCTCCAGCCTTGGTCAGCGGGAACCTCAGCATCTCATAGACCTCGTTAAGGAACAGGTGGCCGCGGGATTTCAGCCGGTCGTTGGCCTGGGCCTGAAGGGCCCGCAGATAGAACCGGTTCTGCTCCGCATCCTTCATCCAGGCGGGGTGCGCCTCGTCAAAGACGCGGGCGTACTCGCTGTATCTGGAGGGGTCCCAGCCCTCTCCCACCATGTTCACGGTCTCCTTGACCTTCTTCTCCTTGCCCTTTTCGTCTGTGACCGTCGTCTCGATCTCCTGGGCCTTGATGCCGTACCGCAGCTCCTTCTCCACCTGGTCGCCGAACCGGTCCAGGACACGGCCGCGGTAATCCTTGAAGTTCTGGTCCAGGGCCGCGTAAGCCGCCGCCAGACCCACGTTGCGCTGCTTCAGGATGCGGTGGCTGAAGAGGATGCAGGTGATGGACGCCGCGCCCAGCAGAACGGCGGGGGCGTACAGCTTGGCATAGGACACGGCGGTCTGAATATATACCTGCGTCAAGTCCTTGCGCGCGTCTTCCTTGGAATAATCCTCGCCTGCTTTGGTTACGCCGGCCTCATCGGCGGCATGGATGACGTCCAGCTTTTTGGCAGTATCCTCCGCCACCTTGCAGGCCTTGGGAGTGGCCTTGCAGGCCATGACGGCGCTGGCGACCACGCCCACCACGCCGGCGATCACCAGGATCTCGGGGCTCTTCTTCTGGATCTGAAACCCGACCCGATTGCAGGTCAGGGCCATAGACTTCATAAGCTCGTTCGTTTTCATGTGATTTAGTCCTCCTTAGAAAATGATTTGGCAATGGAACGGTAAATTCTTCCCACGTTCTGGAGGTTCCCATTGAACTCCTCCAGCAGGTCGTCCAGCTTTCCGTCGAATTTCTCGGCGATCTGCTCCTTGGCCTTCTGCACGACCTCTTTTTTCAGCTTGGACTCGTCGATCCGGGCCACGTTCCTGGCGATCTGGTCGGTCACCCCGTCCGAAATCGCGTCGTACTGTTCCTTTACGGCGGCGCCCACCCGGCTCTCGATCTCCCGCTTTACGTCATCGACCACCTCGTCTGTGGCCCGCTTGACCGCGGAATAGGACTCCCGGTCTACCGCCCGCTGCACCGCCTGGTCGATGACCTTGGCCGGAATATCCACCTCGGTGTCGTTTGCCAGCCGTTCGATGCTGGTGTCCAGCTTATCGCAGACCGCCTTCATCCGGGACCGCACGCCGATGGCATACCCAACGCCCAGCAGCCCAAGGACGCAGATGCCGACGCCAACGAAGGAATCGGTATTCAGTTTCATAATAGGTCTCCTCCTTATCCCTCCGGCGCGGAGACCTTGATGGGTTCCTCCGTAACGAGCTCCCCGCCGCAGGCCGCGTAACCCGCCAGATCCACAAAGGAGTCCGCCGTTCCGCCTCCCGACTTGATGCGGGCGACCTTCAGCAGGGCCATCATCATGGCCACATCATTCGGGGTAAACGGAACGCCCTTGTAAACCGTCCAAAACCCGGCGATGATCTCAAAATTATTCTCCGGGGAGCCGTAGTCCTGCTCCCGCTGGCCGCAGACGCACTGCTCGGCCTTCTGCAAAATATCCGCTCGTTTCATGCGCACAATTCCTCCATATACTCGTAATACTCCATGTCCGTGGGGAAGAGCATCCATCTGCCCTCCACCATGCCCATGTACCCGTATGGGACTACATAGCCGTACATGGCCTGCTCCTCCTTTCAGCGCAGCTCCTCCGTCCTGGGGAGCTGGAGCATATAGCCCTCCCGGGTGTGGATGACCTTGGCCCGCCGGAGGTCGTACCAGCCGTACTTGTTGGCCGTGTAGTTGGGGCAGGTCACCCCGGCCAGGTCGTAGAGATCCGCCACCGACGCCATGTCATAGTTGGCAATGGCCGCCTCCAGCTGCTCCAGCACCAGGGCCGCGTCCCCGTAGGTCTCAAATATAATGTCGTCGCACTCAAAGGTGACCGCCGCACGGGGCCGTCCATAGGGCCTCCGCTCATCCCGCCGGTCGTCATAGAACTTCTGGTATCCGACCCGGGAGCCGCCCCCCTTCCTGGAGCCGAGCCGCCCGGTGTCGCCGAACAGGATGATGCTTACCACGTCGGCCACCGCGTTTTTGATCCCCGGGACGATCACGTCCGTGAGAATATAGGCCTTGGCGTTGTCCATATCCTCCGGGGTGAAGATGTTGAGGAACTTCCGCGCCTCACTCTTCTTCCTTGCCTTGGCCGCCCCGGTGACCACCTTTTCCAGCGGTTTCTTCTCGGGCTTCCCGGCGGCAGCGCCCGCTTTCTCCTTTGCGCTGTGGGAATTGTTAGGGTATTCCGCCATTGTGTCTCCTCCTTGTTAGATAATGGGCTGAACGCTAGGGAACCGGATCTCAAACCCGCCGCTCACGGGAACGATTTCCGCATTGCTCAAACTGGTCCAGCCGCGCCTGGTGGCTTCGTAGTCGAACTGAGTGACGATGCCGGCCAGGTCGTAAAAATCCGCCACCGACGCCGCGCCATACCGTTCGATAACCCCCTTGAGCTCGCTCAGAACCATACGAGCATCCTTTTCCGTCCCGAAGATGACGGACTCGAATCGCTCTTTTTCCTGTTCAGGGGCGTTTTTCAGCGCCTGCTCCGCCTGATAAATGGAGCAGGCCCTCCCCAGAACGAACCCGGCGCCTGCCAGCAAGCAGCCTTTCAAAATACCTCGCATGGAACTTTTCTCCTTTCAAAAAAACGAAAAAAGGGAAAGCACCCTGTTACAGGTACTCTCCCTTCGTCGAACCTCTTCTGCTCTTACTTCTCAGAGCTTTCCTCGTCAGAGTCCTCCGCGTCAGCGACCTCGGTGTACTCCACGTCCACCGCCTCAGCCTGATCCTTCCTCGCGGCCTTGCGT